GAGTGGCAAAAGCTTATGGATAGCACAGGAATGGCTCACGCAATTTCTATGAATTGGTGGTCTGATATGACAACAATGGACCGTCAATTTATGGCACGATGGTTGAACTCCCCTCTGAAGAGTTTGTATTACTCTCTTCAGGTAATGTCAGATACACAAGATAAAACTGACGCCTACGCAGCTATTAGCGATGTAGATGTCGAGGCTTATCTTGCCGGGATTCTTGATGGGGATTCAGAACCTCAATGCGATTGCGCCGAATGATGAACCCGTATCAGAAACTGCTTGAACGTAAGCGTACTTGGACTCCTGTTCAAACAACCGGAGGTAAGTTGAAAGAGGGTTCGGAAGAGGCTATCTTCCGGGCTCTCGCCCTTCGACAACTTGAACTGCCTGTCGGTGAGTTCATTAGCGATGCTCTGAAATCAGAGGTACCTGAAGCAGCTCGTGATCTTCTTCTTACAAACATTAAAGATGAGGAGAACCATGACCTTGCACTGGGGTACGCAGCAAATGCGCTCGGCACAGATAACCAAGCAGAAGCGGAAGCGGCTCGCCTACGAAAAGCTTGGGAAGATCATCCAGACCACACCGTACTCAAAGCACTGGTGGCTGAGAGAAGCATATTCTTTGTTATTCTCCCCTTCTTCCGCTTCAACGGTGACGCTGGACTAAGGACCATCTCAGCTGATATCAGTCGTGATGAACAAGTTCACGTCGCAACAAATAGCTTGGTATGTCGTGAGCTTGGTCTTACTGTGTCTCCTAGTTTGGATCGCCTTCGGAAGGCAACCATTAATTGGGTGATGCAGCCTCTTACCAAATCGAGCGATAAATACCTGGACAAGCAGTTCTGGTTGGATCAGAGCGATAGCTTGATGTACGCCGGTAAGGCTGAAGGGTTGATCGAAACCCAACGAGCCAGGATGCCAGCGTTTTTCGAGACCTCGAACTCTGATCTTCCGAGTTACGCTTGAGGTAACAAAAGAGCGGCCATGACTTTTAGTTGGAAACCTATTGAAGTACCAGCGGTTGATGTATCAACTGCCCCTCAGCGAAACCCACTGGGTGCTGGTAATTACTTTGATCAATGGAAAAACACTGCTCAAGGCCGCTCTTTAGTTAATAGAGAAATTGCTTATTGGAAAAGCACAGGCCGTAACGCAAAAGACGCTAAACGCGAAGCAGAATCTCGGATTAGAAGAGATTTTAAAAATACAGAATTTTACAAAGATTATCTAAACACTTACAACAAAAGCTACGAAAAACAGTACGCAACTTGGGAAGAAAGCAACAAACCAGCTTTAGATATTGCGGAAGATATTAGAAAAATCAATCTTCAAGGAGAAGAGCTTAGCCAAGCTTACACAACAGAAACAGCAGAACAAGCTGACTATACAAATCAAATTAGTCGCATCAACGCGGAGCTTAGAGCCGCACAAGAAGCACAAAAACTTAAAGACACTGCTTTAGTTCAAAAAGCGAAAGCCCAACAAGTATCTACTCAAAATCAATTAAGCATTCAACAGCAGGTCCTTGCTAATCAAAATCAATTGAATAGTCAAAAGCAAAGGACATCTAACGTTGGTGCTCCTAAACCAACTTTCACTCGTGTTTCTAGGCCATCTGTTGGTGGTTATGGTGGTACTGCTCCAGGTCGCATCAACCCAACTGGCTTAAATATATGAAACCTTTTCTTGAGCCGGAACTTATTAACTATTTGGATGAGTTGTATCCAGATAAAGCTCCGGACCTTACTATGGATGAGAAGACTATTTGGTACCGAGCAGGTCAAGTCTCTGTAATCAGACACCTCAAGGACCAGTACAACCTGCAAGAGGAATCCAAGTATGAGTCCATTTAAAGATATTTTTGATCTTGCCCAAGTTGGTTTGGGTATTTACACTGCTTATCAAACAAGCAAAGCAGCACGAGAAGAGGCTGAAGCAGCTAAAAAGGCCGCTAGGGCTGTAAGCAAGCAAGCCTCTACAGCTAAAGAACAAGGTTTAGCTCAGTTAGAAGTATTAAAAAGCACTGCACAAACTCAACGTACTCAATTTGAATCGTCACTTGCCCAATCAAAAGCACAAACTGAGGCATTAGCGAATCAAGCAGCTGCTAGCAAGGCAGCAGCAGAACAACAGATTATTCAACAGAAGCGAGCATCTGCCTTGGCTCTACAGCAACAGCAATTAGCAGCCGATATTCAACAGCAACAACAGGCTACGACTGGTGTAATTGGTAGTCGAGTGCGGAGGCGTGTTGGCACTCCTGCTGCAATGCGTACTAGTTTGGAGATACAATCTCCTCTTTCCGGCGGCGTTGGAATGGGGACACCTAACGCGACTGGTGGTTTGAATGTCTAATGCTCAAGCTCGTTATTCGGCACTAGAGCCGGAAAAGACGATTTATCTTGATCGTGCCATTGAGTGTAGTAAGTACACTCTGCCGACTCTTATTACAGATAACGACAGGAGCACAGGTAAGAACCTCTACACCAAGATTGCTACCACCTACCAAGGACTGGGTGCTCGCGGTGTAAATAACTTGGCGAGCAAACTTCTTATTGCGTTGCTCCCTCCAAATCAAAGCTTCTTCCGTCTCTCTGTAGACGACATGAAGCTGAAGCGTGAGCTGGATAATTTTAAAGATCTTCAATCAGAGTTTGATCAACAACTGGCTCTGATGGAACGTTCCGTCATGCGGGACATTGAAGAGTCTGGAGACCGTACAGCACTATTTGAAGCGCTTAAACACCTCATCATTGGTGGTAACGCTTTGCTGTATGTCGCTGACAACGGAACTCGTGTTTACCCTTTGAAGTCGTTCGTGTTGAACAGGGACCCTGAGGGAAACATTCTTGAGGTTGTAGTGCGTGAGGAAGTCAGCCCTGATGTGTTGCCTGAGAAGATTGCACCAAAGAATGCTGATGGAAAGTTCGTAGATAAGACGGTATTCCTCTACACCCACGTCACTTGGAATTACGACAAAGATCGTTGTGAGTGGTATCAAGAGGCTTACGGTAAACCCATTGGTAAAAAGGGTTCGGTGCCGATTGATAAGAGCCCTTGGATTCCCCTGCGGATGTTCCGTGTGGCTCACGAAGCTTATGGTCGTGGATATTGTGAAGAGCTTCTGGGAGATCTGAAGAGCCTTGAGTACCTCTCCAAAGCAATCGTTGAGGGTTCTGCAGCAGCAGCCAAGATCATCTTCCTCTGCAATCCAAACGGTACGACTCGCCCTGACGCTCTTGCTCGGGCTGCCAATGGATCAATTGTGGCTGGCAACCCTAATGATGTGGCACCTCTGCAAATGCAGAAGCAGGCTGATCTTACGGTCGCTCTGAACACCATCGCTCGTATCGAACAACGATTGAGCTTTGCGTTCCTATTGAATAGCGCCATTCAAGCTGGTACCTCTGGCCGTGACCGTGTAACGGCAGAAGAGATCCGAATGGTTGCACAGGAGCTTGAAGCAGGTCTTGGTGGTATCTACAGCATCCTTAGTATTGAACTGCAGCTGCCTTTGGTAAATCGCAAGATGGCTCTTATGGAGCGTCAAGGTCGTCTACCGAAGCTGCCTAAGAACATTGTGAAACCTCAGATCACAACTGGTCTGGATGCTCTTGGACGGGGTAACGACAAAGCCAAACTGATTGAGTTTCTACAAACCATTGCTGGAACTCTTGGTCCTGATGCCTTGGCTAAGTACGTTAACAGCCGTGAATTGATTACCCGTCTTGCAGCTTCTGACGGTCTTGATACCTACAAGTTGATTAAGAGTGACGAGGACCTTATGGCTGAAGAACAACAAGCAGCTATGATGATGCAGCAACAAATGGCTCAGCAAGATCCTAATAACGATCCTGCTAAACAAGCCGCACTCGTTAAAGCTGAAAATGACTCAATCCGGGCAAGCCAAGAAGTCGCCGGAACCCCTGGTGGTTTCTGAAGAGGTTAAAGAGGCTCCTAAAAAAGCTGCACCTAAATCCAAATTGGATGAACTGATCGATCTTCTAAAGGAAGAAAAGCCTGAAGTGTACGAACAGTATGTGGCTGCGATTAAGAATCGTCGTCCTGCTTGGGTGTATCCTGATCTGACCGTTCGTATTGGTTGATCACATGGAAGTTATTGCAGATAATTTCTTGGGCCAACAAACTGGTCCGTACTCTGAACAAGACCTTCAAATTCTTGAAGGGTCTGAACAGCAGGAACAGGCTCAAGAACAGCAAGAGCTGATTGCTGGTAAGTTCAAATCTACTGATGATCTTCTTAAGGCTTATCAAGAGCTTGAAAAGAAGATGGGTTCTCGCGGTTATGAAGCCGCTGAAGACTCTGAAGTAGAGGATGAAGGTGTTGAGCAGGAAGTTTCTGTTCTGTCTCAAGAAGATGAGCAAGTCATTCTTGAAAGCATTGGCGGTCAAGAAAACTTTGCTGCTGTTCAGTCTTGGGCTAAAGACAACCTAAACCAAGACGAGCTTGAGGCTTACAACCGCGAAGTTAATAGCGGTGACTACTACCGTGCTCGTAACGCTCTTCAATCGTTGTACTACGCCTACCAAGACAACAACGGCTATGAGCCTGATCTGATTGGTGGAAAACTCTCTGCAAATAGCAGTGATGTGTTCCGTTCTAGTCAAGAAGTGATGGCTGCTATGAACGATCCTCGGTATTTGCAGGACCCTGCTTATACCCAAGATGTTCAAGACAAACTGATTCGTAGTGAAGTTCTTGGCCCAAGGGGTTAGTATTTCATTAGCGAACGTAAACATTGTTGCCGCTGAGGCGATAACAACAGTGAAGACGAGCGCAGTTAAACATTCCTACCTCCAAACTAACGATGCCTGATTTCGCATCTCTGGGCCGGTTGGGTGGACTTAATGGCGTTCAATATAACGCTGGCTCCGCCTCCGGTAACTATGAGCGTGAAAACGCCAACTTCCTGAAAATCTTTTCTGGCGAAGTTCTGACTACCTTCTCTCGTGAGACGATCTTCAAAGATCTGACCATGAAGCGCACGATCTCTTCGGGCAAGAGCGCAAGCTTCCCGATCACAGGTCGTTTCAGCAGCCGCTACCACCGTCCTGGTGATTTCATCACTGGTCAAGGTAACAAAGGCATGATCGGTGAAAAGATCATCACCATTGATGACCTGCTCATTGCTGATGCTTCCATCTACGACCTGGATGAAGCAAAACTGCATTGGGACGTGCGTTCTATTTACTCGACTGAACTCGGTCGCGCTTTGGCCCGTGCTTACGATCAGCGCCTTGCTCGTACTCTGCTGGCTGCTTCTGAGTCTGACGGTCGCGTGAAGGATTGGGATTCCAAGCGATTCCAACTCAACGCCGGTACCTACGCCTCGGCTACTTCTGGTGTGGTGACTCTGAGCGCCAACTTCCAGACCGCTGAACTGGCTTACTGGGCCGTGGGTGAAGTGGTGTACGGTGAGACCTCCGGTGCTTACGGTGTGATCACTACTGCTCCTACCAACGGTGCAGCCACCTTCGGTATCAACCCCCTGGGTGCTATCGGTACTGGTACTAACGCTCAGTTCACTGTGGGTGAGCGCCTGTTCGTTCTGAACTCGATGCCTGGTGGTACCTCCATCACTGGTATTGACCTGAACGGTGCTGCTGACCGTAACGCTCGTGGCGATCTGATCGTTGAGAACCTGTTCAAGGCTTGCCAAGCCCTGGACGAAAAGGATGCTCCTAAGGAAGGCCGTGTGGTTGTTCTGACCCCTGGTGCTTACTACGACGTGCTGAATAGCGACCGTGCTATCAACACTGACTTCAACGGTGGTAACGGTTCTAACGGTACCTTCGGTGGTAACCGTGTTGCTTCTGTGGCTGGTTTCCGTCTTCTGACCTCCAACCACCTGGGTATCAACGGCTACACCAACGGTCAGACCTATGTGGGTCTTAACAACCAGTCCGCTGTGACCCGTGGTGAGCGTCCTAACTACGTCAATGGCCGTGATGGCTCTGACGGTCAGGCTGCTGCTGGTACCTACGACTACTACCAGGATGAGCAGGGTAACACCTCCTCCATCGCTAACTGCTTCGGTCTTTGCTTCACCAAGGAAGCTGTGGGTACTGTGGCACTGAAAGATGTGTCGATGCAGATGACCGGTTCTGAGTACAAGGCCATAACTCAAAGCACCATGATGGTTGCTAGCTATGCCGTGGGTCACGGTGTGCTGCGTCCTGAGTGCTGCGTGAGCCTCCTGAGTGACGGTAACCCGTATTGATTAACTAGCTTCTAGTTAATTACCAATACAATGGGGGAGGCAGAAATGTTTCCCCCTTTTTGTTGTAATAATGGCGACAAGTAAACTCAGTGCAGTTAATACGCTTCTCGCCATTATTGGTGAAGCACCTATTAACTCCCTTAATCCCCCTCTAACTGGTGACGCTAGCCTTGCAGAGCGCACCTTGGATGAAGTGAGCCGAGAGGTTCAAGGTGCTGGCTGGTCTTGGAACACGATGCTGTATGACTCCATTCCTCTGGACGCTTCTACAGGTCAATCCCAGCTTCCTAGCAACACCTTGGCTGTACGGTTTAATCCGCTGCTGTATCCGTCTCAAAGGTTTGTTCTTCGTGGTCTGCGGCTTTTTGATCGCGCTAAGAATACATACGACCTGAGGGGTAGCCTGGGTGTAGCAATCGTTGGTAATACAAGTGATCTAGTTGCTGAGATTGTTGAAGAACTGGAGTGGGATAGCATTCCAGAAACTGGTAAGCGATACATCATGATCCGAGCAGGTCGGATGTTTGCTAACCGTGCTGTAACCTCTTCTAGTCTTGAGGCTTACACAGCAGAAGATGAACAGAACGCTCTTCAAATCTTGAAGCGTACTGAGGACATGGCTGGTAACTACAACTTCATCAGCGGTCCTGATGATATGTATGGCGGTCGTGTGATTACTACTTTTGGTCCTGATATCCTTGATCGCTGATGTCACGAGAACTTTTTAGCCAAATCATTGGCCCCCTTAATAAAGGCGTAAACCAGCAAGCTACTAGCTTTGTACTGCCTGGTTTTGCAAAAGTTCTTGAGAACGGTAACTGTGACCTTGTAGAGGGTCTTAAGAAGCGTCTTGGTTCTGTGCCTGTAAAGCGTATTGATACGCTTACCAAGAACGCTGGAGGACTGTCTCTTGTTAACCCAATCAAGTGGGACGAAGCGTGGTTGTTTGTTTATAACCGCAGTAGTACAGAACGTTTTATCATCGTTGTTGCTGACGATAGCCGTACCGTTAGTCGTACTGGCAACATTACTAACGGCTCAGCAGTAGTAACGTCTGTCAGCTCCATGACAGATTTGTTTGTTGGAGCTGGTGTAACTGGTTCTGGTATTCCTACTGGTACAACGATTGTTGATATTGATGTAGCTGGTTCTCGGATCACTCTTAGCAAGAACGCTACAGCAACAACGACAGGGGTAACTCTTACTGTTGAATCCAGTTACACCTTTGTTTCTGGTATTTCAAATGTCGAACCTATTAGTGGCATCTTGCCTGAAGTGGTTCCTGTCGAGCAGGTCTTTGCAAACGTCAGTTCGACAAACCTTGAGTATCTTCGTGGCAGTGGAAGGGCTCGTGATCGCTTTAGGGCTACTTCATTTCAGGATTATGTCTTCATTACCAATATCCAAAAAGACACTGCTTACGACAGCACAGAGACGCTGACAAGGTACAACATTGGGAATATTAGTGGAACCTACCGACCTACCAAAGCTCAAGTGTTGGTAAAGCTAGTTGATTACGATACTGAATACGCAATCACAATTACGTTAGATAACGATGACGTTATTCGTGGTCACTACATCAGTCCATCGTTGACCGACGCTAGTGGAAACGCAAACATTGTAAACACTGAGCAGATTGCTACTTACCTAGCTTCTAAAACGCAAACAATCACTGGATCACTAACTACTAATAGCAACGTAGTTACAGGTGTTAACACTACTGATATTCAATCTATTGCCGTTCAAGAGCGTGTAACTGGTACTGGCATTCCTGCTGGTTCTTTTGTTGGTGCTATTACTATTGGATCACCAACTTCTAGTTTTACGTTAGTCAACGAAGCTGGGGCAGCAGCCAACGCAACAGCTAACGGTAACCAAGTGTTGACCATTGGAGACGGTCTAACAGAAGGTGACGTTCACAACGAACTTAATTTCACTGTTAAAAACTCTCAAATCCTTATTGGTCTAAACAATTCAAATCGTTATTTCAAAAGCATTGTTGCTCACGATGCTCGTGGTAACACTTTGATGACTGCGTTTTCTAATCAAGTAACCAGCATCACAGAACTACCTACTACCTCTTGGGATGGCTATACGGTCCTTGTGGCTCCTGATGGTTCTGAAGACAAGAGCACTTACTACCTGACGTTCAACACTGAAAACACCACTACAGCTGGTACGTTCGGTCGTGGTGTGTGGGAAGAGGCTTCTGGATGGGGCACCAGGGGGCTTCTAGACGACAACTCGATGCCTCATGCCTTTGTCTATTACAGGAACTCCAACGGCCTTGTACGGTTTACGTTCCAGCCGTTTAGCGGGACTACCTACACCGATGGTTCTATTTCCATCGATATTCCAGGATGGGAGCGAAGACTGGCTGGTGATGAGGACAAGCTTCCTGGTCCGTCGTTTGTTGGGTACCCGATTAACGACATTGTGTTCTTCAAGAACCGTCTTGGGTTTGTCAGTAGTGAAAACGTCATCCTGAGTGAATCTGGTGCGTACTACAACTTCTGGCAGCAATCAGCTCTTCAAGTTATCGATAGCGATCCTATTGACCTGACCGCTGTTAGTAACGACGTTGCTGTACTTAACTACGCTTTGCAGCAGCAGGATGAACTTGTTCTGTTCTCTACTGAAAACCAGTTCCGTCTTTACTCTGGTGACAACGTTACGTTCAGCCCTGAGACAGCTTCTGTAGGCCGTATCAGCTCCATCAGTATGGAGGCAAAGGTCAAGCCTGAGCAGGTTGGACCTCAAGTGATGTTCCCTGTTAAAGAAGGAGACTTCACTGGTTTCCACACGTTCATTACGACTGACAGAACTGTTGGCATTAACCTCGGTCAAACCGCTGTAATCACTGAGACGGTACCTAAGTACATTCCAAAGAACATTGATTCGCTAGCTGTAAGCCGTACTGATCAGTATCTAGCAGCCCTTAGCA